GATCTGATTGCGTTCCCTTGGGAAAACAAAAAGAAGGTACATCGGGCGGCGTCATTTGAAGAAGTGAAACAAGCAATAAAACAAGTGTTCGGCGATGGCGAAACCACAAATTGATCTAAAATTCGGGGCGGACTTGAAAGGGTTCCGCCGGGGCATTTCCAACGTTGACCGTTCGTTGAAGAAATTGTCTGGAGGCTTTACAGCGTTGGGCGGCGTCATGGGCGCATCGTTCGCCGTGGATGCCATCAAACAGTTTGTGACCGAATCGGTTGATTTGGCCAATCAAGCCGAAGGCGTGCGAAATGCCTTTGAACGCATCAATGACGAAAAGTTGTTGGACAATTTGCGCAAGGCAACCAAAGGCACAATCAATGATTTGGAGTTGATGAAGATGGCGGTAAAAGCCAAAAATTTCAACATTCCATTGGAACAATTGGGCAACCTTTTGGGATTCGCACAACAACGCGCAAGCGAAACGGGCGAATCCATCGATTACATGGCCGAATCTATTGTATTGGGTATCGCACGGAAGTCGATCCCGATTCTTGACAACCTTGGATTCAGTGCCACCGAAGTTCGTGAGGAATTCAACCAAACGGGCGACATGGCCACGGCGGTTGGAAACATCATTGAACGTCAAATGGCGGACGCCGGTGAAGCTACATTGACGGCATCGGAAAAGATTGCACAGCAACGCGCCGAAATCACCAACTTGAAAATCGCCGTTGGTGAACAATTGCAACCCGTTTACACGGCATTTTTAGATGAGGTCAAAAGTGGATTGGAAAGTGTCAAAACACTACTTTCAGAACAAACCACGGGCGTTGAAAAAATGGCCTACATCGCTTCGTTTTTCCAAGGGGCGCAAGGGAAGGTGTTGCGTATCTATTTGGACGCGCAAGTGGCCGCACGTAAAGCGACAAAAGAGGCAACCGAAGAACAAAAGAATTTAGGCAAAGAAACGGGCAACACAACAACCAGAACGGTTGAATTGACCGACGCACAACAAAAGGCGGCATTGAAGGCCGCAATGTTGGCGCACGATATTAGTTTGGCGACAAAGGAAATGCAGAAATTCGTCATGCACGGCGAAAGCGTTGAAATGTTTGAAATCGCCGAAGATTTTGAAGATGCGTCCGAAGTGTTCGAAGATTTCCAAGCCAATTTGAACGCAATCGACGAACGTCGTGCAATGTTGCAACAAGGTTTCCAACAAATGGGAATGATTCTGAAATCTACATTCCAAGACGCATTCCGACCGTTAGAGGAAGGTGAAACCAGAATGGAGGCATTCACCGATGCGTTCACGCGTATGTTGAAGCAAATGATTGTTGACCTTCTGGCAACGGCGGCGGCGGCGGCATTGGTGGCCATTGCAATGACTGTTGCATTCGGTGGCGCCGGGGCGGCGGGCGTGCAAATGTTTGGCACTGGATTCCAAGGCGGGTTCGGATCATTGTTTGGACAAACGTTCCAAGGGATGGGCGGCCTAGGATTCGGCGGTGGCTTCGGCGGTGGCGAAGGCGGCGGCGGAATGAACATCATGAGCGTGATTCGCGGCGAAGATATTTTGTTGGTTCAAGAACGTGCATCAAATAGAAGAAACAGACAAACGGGCGGTTAATGGGATTAAGACTTTACAGCGAATTCAAAAGTTCGGCGGACAAAGAGTACAAGATTGAAATTTATGATTCCGAATGGTCGTTGCCTTCGTCGTCATTCAATGTTGCCGGCGATGGGTTTCAACTGAATTACAGAGGCGAAACGGATAACATCGTTAGCCCAATCATTGGGTCAAAATGTACGATCAAAGCGTACAACAACACCGACGTTTTCGACACCTTCATCAATGATTTGACCCGCTACCAAGAAACGCGGTTCACGGTAAAAATCATTGTTCAAGATTTGAAAGTGTTGTCGGATTTTGAAAAGCGCGTGATTAACGACGGCGGAACGTTTGAGGCTGAATCGTGTTTGCGTTCCGATTTGCTCGATTTGGGTGCATCATTAGAACCCGTCACCTATTGGACGGGAATCATCACGCAAGATTTGGCATCGGACGAAGATGTTTCCAAACCACGGATTTTTGAAATCACAGCGACGGACGGAATCGGCCATTTGGCAAACAAAGAATACCAGTCAATAAACAATGTGACGATTGAATCGTTCATTGAATCGGCCGTGGGTTCTATTGGGTTAGATGAAGTGTATTCGGCAACCGACCCGTTTTACGCCACAACCGTCAACGTTTGGGACACGAGCCACACGTACAGCGCCACGACCGACGTTTCAACCTTGATTCGGTTCGATTCACGCGTGTACACCAACAAACAAAAGGATGGTACAATTATCTATTCCACGTACCTTGACATATTGCGTGAGCTGTGTACGGCGTTTGGTGCGCGTTTTTACCAGAAAGACGGCATTTTCCATTTCGAACAATATTTGGAACGTGCGGAATCTTCGCGCACGGTCAGCACCTACCAATTCAACGGCACATTGGCCGACACGTCAATCATTGAAGATGACGTGACGTTGGATCAAACATCGGCGGGCGGCGCAAGAATGGCGGGCAATACATTCAACTATTTGCCGGCATTGAAGAAAGTGCAAGTGGCGTTCGATCAAAAGCGTTTGACCAATCTATTGGCCAACAACATTGCGTTCACCAATTCAACCGGCCGCATCAATATCGGTTTTGTTCCTAACGACGACAATGCACGCTTGCAACTAGATTTGGGATTGATATACCAATTGACGTTGAACACCACGCCGCCAAGTGTTTCACTGGAGTTTTACCGACCCGTTTGGAAAATAGAAATCCGAACCGAGGACGTCAACAACCCCGGAACGTTCTATTATTTGAAACGTGATTGGACGCCGGGAACAATTGGCGCGCAATTGTACGGGGCAACATCGTGGACCACAACGGCATCGTATTATTACATTGACGGTGGTATTGGTCAGAATGATTCGACGGGGTTGTATTTAAGCGGCCCGGCAAGTTTGGTGACGCCAGTTTTGCCCGTAGATGGAAACGTGGAAATCAATATTCTTTTTGACAAGGCGTACGACAACAACAACGTGGCCAACACGCCACCAAGCTATTTTGACGAAAGTGTGACGTCCCTTGCTAAAAAAGTATCGTTCCTAAATGACACGGGCAACCTTGATGAAGTAGAGGTATTCACGGCAACAAACGACGATACCAATATCAATTCAAATTTGATTCTCGATTTGGGGGTTTTACGCGTGAGCGATGCCGCCGGATTGCAAGGATCGTTCTATGTGTACAACGGAACCAATTGGGTACGTTCGACGCAATGGCGCCGTGGCAACACGGGAACGTTTGCGGCGTTGTATAAGCTATTGACTAAAGAAATATTGTCGTTGCACAAAAAGCCGATTGAAAGATACAACGGCACAATCATTGGCGCATTCCCGTTTGGCACGCGCTATGAGTTCGACGACGCCTTTTGGATTCCATTAAACGGCGATTACAATGCCAACATGGATGAATGGCGTTGTGAGTGGTTCGCCATCGACAAGATTGAATCGAACATCACAACCAGTGATCCAGTTGGTGAGGGCGATGCACCCGATTTTACGGCACGAATAAGCAGTCAACAAGGCACGGACGAAATCATTACGGCCGTTGAGGTGAACACGACGACAAGTGAAGTGACGGGCAACCAAACCATTGGCGGCACGTTGGGTGTCACCGGGACGTCTACATTGGGCGTGACGAACGTTGGCGCATTCACCACAACAAACCAAGTGGCGGTGACGGTGAACCAGATCACGGCAACGCCGGGCGGTAGTGAAACGTTAAGCATCAGCAACCATTTCAACTTCATCAGCTATTCGGGCGGCAATGGAACGTACACCATCAATTTGCCGGCGTCGCAAGACGGGGTTATTCTTAGATTCAAGACGGACGACACGGTTATTGCAAACAAGACGGTAACGTTAGATCCTAACGGAAGCGAACGCATCGACGGTGAGGCGTCCTACATTATGGATAGGAGTTATGACGGAATCACCATTTTGGGATTGAACGGTTCATGGTTCATTATCCAAAAGAAGGAAAAATAACGCACATGATATTGTATTTTTAATAACATAAATAAGCACCCAAAATGAATAACGCTCAATTTTATTACCTACTTCGTAGAGGCGTATTCGGGGCGAACCTAGGCAATACCGTTGCCGTTTTTCGTACTCGCGTCCTAAATGATGGTGGGATTTTTGAATCACAAACTTGCGTCAACAAAGCAGTTGCCGCACTAGAAATAGACGAATAACATGGCAACACTTTTCGACGACGCTAGCTTGGTAATGATCCCAAGCGGCTACAAAGACGACAAACTTTACAGCATTAAGCCGACAAGCGGCGATGGCGATTTCACCTTTTCCCGTGATGGTTCGGGCGCTTCACCGGCGACCCGTGTGAATAGTGCGGGGCTTATTGAAAAGGGGCGGACTAATTTATTGCTTCAATCGAATCAATTCGATACGACGTGGACTAATACAAGCACCACCGAAACAAGCGGGCAAAGTGGGTACGACGGCACGAATAACGCTTGGTTATTAAGTAAAAGTGCGGCCTTTGGGCGAATAAATCAATCCATTTCATTAAGCGGCGTTCACACGTTTAGTGTTTACGCCAAAGAAGGCACAAGCGGGTGGATGAGGTTGGTTGTTATAGGTACAGCTAATCCGAGTGCGTATTTTAATTTATCAAGCGGAGCGGTTGGCACAACTGCCAATATAATAGAATCGAATTCTGAAAACATAGGAAATGGTTGGTATAGATATTCAATATCCTTAAACCAAGCGTCTATTAGCGAAGTTCGTATTTATCCCGCCGAAGCAGATAACGATATTGGCGCAACAAGCGGAAACATCTACATTCAAGATGCACAGCTAGAAAAAGGGCTAGTAGCAACTAGCTACATAGAAACCACCACGGCGGCGGCAAGCGCCGGGATTTTAGGCGATATGCCGCGCCTTGACTATTCGGGCGGGGCTACGTGTCCTAGTTTGTTATTAGAGCCGGCTAGGACGAATTTAATAATGCAATCGGAATACCTTGGGGCTGCATATTGGACAAAATCCGCTTGTTCAATAACTGATAATGCAACAACTTCCCCAGAGGGAGTGTTGAATGCTGTTAAATTAGTAGAAAACACAGCGAATGCCGCACACCAAGTGCAACACCCCGCAATAACTATTGGCAATACTAATTATGCTAGTAGTTCTTTTTATATAAAGGCGGGAGAAAGAAGCGTTGCGGTAGTCAATCTATCAAACGTAACGTTATCGGGTAACGTATGGAAATTTGACCTAACGGCAGAAACCGCAACTTTGGTTAGTGTTGGAACCGGGTGGGCTAATCAAAGCGCTAGCATTACAAGCGCTGGAAATGGTTGGTATAGATGCGTAGTGTCTGGACAATTAACGTCAACAGCAACTCAAGTATATACACAAATACGTTTGAATAATGGTACAAGTACATCCTATCTAGGAGACGGTACAAGCGGCTTTTATCTATACGGCGCACAAGTCGAAGCCTCAAGCTACCCAACAAGCTACGTGCCGACCTATGGAAGTGCTACGGCGAGGGCGGCGGATAGCTGTTCTAAAACGGGTATTTCTTCTTTGATTGGTCAAACGGAGGGGACTTTGTTTTTGGATTACGAAACAGAAAATGCTGAAGACAATGGACGTTTAATTGCTATTGGAGATGGAAGTACAAATAATAGGATTCTTTTAAGAAACCAAGGAAGCGGAACACTATTGTATGTTGCCGCCGGTGGTTCGTCTACTTGGAGTACCACTTATTACGTTCCGGGAAATACGGGAAGAATAAAAATTGGTTTAGGATATGCAAACAATGATGGTATTTTGTTTGTCAACGGATCAAGTGTGAATAGTGACACAAGCGTAACTGTGCCAGCGTGTTCAAATGTTTATATTGGAACAAGTGAATATGGTGGTGCAGAAGATACTAACATCAAAGTTAATCAAGCACTCCTTTTTAAGACACGATTAACTAACTCCGAATTAGAATCCTTAACAACCCTATAAAATGAGCAAGACTTTCAGAAAATACCGCTTTGCTACAAAAGCGGCGGCAAGTACAAAGATAGCCGCACTTGGAACGGATGAGGACGGCAACGCAACACACGGTCATTTGGTCGTAGAATTAGGCCACGAAATAACCACCCCGGCAACGTACGACGATGACGGGGAAATCCTAACGGAAGCCGTTTATAGTGATGCGTATTTAGTGGACGTGCTTTGGGACGGTGAGGCGGAATCTAGTTGGGATGCAAACGTCGTGTGGTGTTCGCCTTTTGGCCTTTTGGTGATGGGCGCATCAGACGTGCAAAACGAATGGTTGGCACAATGCAAGATTGAGCGCCCAGAGTTATTCCCGGAACCAAGCGAAGAAGAAAATGTATAGTAGTTTCCACGGCGCCATTGGCGGTGCGATAATGATAGCGATGCCGAACCCATTGGGTGCGGCCGTTGCCTTTGCATCGCATTTTGTCGTGGACTATATCGGCGAATCGTCCATCGGCAACACGAAGCGTTGGGCGGTCATTGAAGGATCATTGTTCATCGCCTACCTATTGGCGGCCTATTGGTCCGGCTTGTTTACGTTGGGAATCGTTGGTTGGCTGATGGCCAATTTGCCCGACCTAATCGACAAACCGAATCGTTTGTTCAGAGGTAAAAAAGAATGGTTCAGTTGCCACAACGGGGACGGGCTATTCCAATACAAGGGTTTCAAATTGGGTTATCCGGTGAAAATAAGTGTGAGCAAAGAAAACACATTGGTGTTGAATTTCTTTGCGACGATTGCGTGGATGTTAATTTGTTTAGCACGGTAATATGACAAACGATTGATATGTGGAAAATTTGGATTGCCTTGTTGCTACCATTGTCAATGATTGGGCAATTCAATTGTTCACCGTATCATCCGATCACGGCGTACGATATAAACAATGACGTCGTGTATTCCATCGCCTACATTAGTTGTTTTCACGCGCAAGGGGTGACGATGGAATTGGGAACGAAAAGCGTGCAACTAGGTACAACAATCATGGGGGCAAACCACCACAATGCAACGTACCTATTCGCACACTACAATAAGAACATCGAACGGTTCAACGTTTACGGCGGGCCAGTGATGCGAATAAACAACGATCCGGCATTCGGATTGTTCCGTGTCGGAGTAGACACACAAATCATTGGGGCGGTGTACATCACCACCAATGTAGTGCAAATGACGCCGGCGTTGAATTACGCCAATTTTGGCATTAAACTGATATTGTAACGATGGCGGCGTTTTTTAGATTATTAAAAAAATACATAGTCATGGAAAGAAAGATTGACAAAATATTCATTCATTGTTCGGCGACCAAAGAGGGTCACAACATCACAATGGAAACAATCAAATCGTGGCACGTAAAAGGCAACGGATGGTCAGACATTGGCTACCATTTCGTGATTGAGTTGGACGGCACATTGAAGAACGGGCGACCATTGCACCGAAGCGGTGCGGGCGTAAAAGGCCACAACGCACATTCCATCCACGTTTGTTATATCGGCGGTATTGATGCCGACAAAAAGGCGAAAGATACACGCACGGCGGCGCAAAAGGACACGATGGACAAATTGGTGGCAAAGCTGATGAGTGATCACCCAGAGGCATCCGTACACGGCCACAATGAGTTCGCACCAAAGGCGTGTCCGTCGTTTGACGTGCAAAAGGAATACGGCAAACCGAAGGTGAAGAAGGCAAAAGCACCTAAAGAGAAACCCGTGGAATAATGAAAACGACCGTCCAAACCATAAAAAAGAACATCAAAACGATTTTGTCGTTTGCCGATTCTGAATTCCTTGAATTGCTCATTGCTATTCTTCACACCTTTTTGCTACCGTTGGCGGTATGGTCGGAAATCGGTTTCAAATGGCACGTGATATTCACGGCGGTTTTTGGCGGTTTGTTTCAATTCTATTCCGTCGGGATGCGTGACCTACGTTGCCGTTATTATTCGACAATCGTGGCAACGTTCGTGTCCATCCTAACGACCGAACAATATTTGATGAACGGATTGATGTTTGAAGCGCCATCGCGATTCGGGTGGTTAATCATAGCATTCGCCGCAATTGTTAACCAAATCAGAGTGACCAAACAATGGAAAGAATTGAACTAATCATTGCCGTCGTGACCATTTTGGGATCGGGTGCGGCGTTCAAGTTTTATGAAAACTTAATCAAAGCAAAGAAGGCCGAGGCACGCGAATTGCGTCAAGAACGTCGCGAAGAAAACCCCGAAACAATGTTCCGTGAAGATTTATTGAAGCGCGTTGAAGAAATGAGCGCGGCACTAGAATCAGCCAATGCAAAGATTCTTGGATTGACGCAAAAGGTGGCGGAACTGGAAACGGAAAACAAATATTTGCAACGCGAAATCGATATTCTCAAACGCAAGTAATCATTGGCGCTATCTAACAAAGTAAAAAGGGAACCCGATTGGATTCCCTTCATAACACTATTAACTAACCAGTGCCAATGAAAAGCACGGTTCAATATACAATAAAATTATGATTGATAGAATTTTTAAGAACATAAAAACCACAATGGTTGGTGTGACCAGTTTTTTGACGGGTGCCATTATGGTGTACCTTGACAAGGCATCATTGTCGGAATTCGGTGGTTTCATCGGCGTGGCGTTCGCCTTTTTCTTTGCTAAAGACCCAAAACAAAAAACAAATGATTGACGATTTTAACGAATGGATCGAAGAACTAGAGAATCAAGAACAACCAGAGGCGTGCGACATTGGCGATCACGAATGCGATTCGTGTGGGTCGTAATAATCGGCCTAATCGTCCAATCGTGTGGTGCATCGTGGCACCTAAGGCGTGCGATTGCAAAAGACCCAACAATTCTTGCGGACACAATCGTTCGCGTTGATACAACGATTGTGACGCAATCAATTTCAGTTGTGGACACCTTGGTCGTTCGGGACACGATAACGCGGGAAATCGTACGTGACAACGTTAAGATTCGATTGCAACGTGTACACGACACCATCAGAATCAATGTGGTTTGCCCGCCCGATACCGTTCGCGTGGTGGCAGAAGTCCCAGTGGAAAAAGTGGTTATCCGAGAAAAGGCCATGCCGCTTTATCGTAGGGCAATCAATATCATGTATTTGATTCTAGCCATTTTGATTCTGGCGTGGATATATAGATTGACAAAGTAGAACGTTCAACGGGTGCGCCCGTTGTTTTGTTGTTGTGGGGGGCGTCCGTTGGGCGTCCCTTTTTCATTCCTATATATAAGGGGTAAAATAAAACCCCAACGGATTCGTCGGGGTTTTACAGTTCAACAAAGAGAAAAGAGCAATGAACCGTTTGTTGATATGTTTGAATTGGGTTTTGTTGTTGCGTTGTTGTTTTTTTGCTTTTCGGATTATTTTAACTTTGCCGATTAAGTGTTCTTTTCCACCACACCCCCGCCTAGGGGGCGTGTTGGTAAACAACACCGTCAAAGTTAATCCCGGTAAATTGTAAAGTCAAGTATTTGAATGATGAGGTTTTAACGTATGATTGTGAATAAAATTCAATCCACGTATTGTGAATTCAAAATATTTGTGTATGTTTGAATATCAATCAAAAACAAACAACAATGAAAAGAGCAATCAAAAACTGGATTCTTAAAAACTACCCACCAATCGTGATGACGATTTTGATTTCCGTGGGACTATTCGCATTGGGCGTTTTGTTCGCCTTAATAGAAAATGCGTTCGCCGGTGATATACCCGTGCATTTAAGATAATACAACAAACGATCAAGCAATACGATTCCGAACGACGCCCGGAATCGACACAACAACAATGGCGTCAACAATTTTTTTAGATATGGCAAATGTAGATTTTGCAAAAGGACACGGAACCATTTTGAGCGGTTCGGTAAAGTACGCCCGATTGACGAATGAATCGGGGCCAGACGGAATGTCGGAGAAATACGGGTGCGACCTTTATTTGGACGACGCATCAGTGAAACAACTGAATGATTTGAAGATTCTTGACCATGTGCGTGCGAAAGACCCGCAAGGGAATTTCAAGCATGAAGAACCCGTGGTGAAGATTAAGTCGATTAACGTACCGAAAGGGTATTTGTCCAACCGTCAATTGTTCGACGGACTGATTGGCGACGGTTCAGAGATTCGCGCCAACGTATGGATTAAGAAGTGGGAACACAAAGGCAAAAAAGGTTTGTCCATTTGGTTGTCGGCATTCGTGATTACGAAGTTGGTTGAATACCAAACCAACGATTCCGACGCGCTATTTGAAGGCCTCGAAGATTTGGGCGACGTGACGGCCGACCAAGTTGCCGTGCCAAGTTCAAAACCAAATGTTGCCACAGCTTCGGCAAGTGCGGCGTTTGATTCGGATGACGATTTACCGTTCTGATATGGCAATGATGGGAAAACGACCAAAAGACATGATCGTTCAAATGGTGGACTACATCTATAAGAATCACGAAATCGACGTGATGAACACCAAAAGACGATATGAACCGGTTGTGATTTCACGTGCGGCATTGTTCAATGCGTGTCGAGGTCTTATGACTTCGACACAATTGGGCGGTTTCTTTGAAATGAATCATGCGACGGTATTACACCACCAAAAGAATCACAGTTCATTGCTCATGTTGGCATATTACCGCCAATTGTATCTGGCATTGATGCGCATTCGCAATGAATATGATGATGTAGCGAAGGAATACCACGACGACGTTTTGAAGGAATTGGACACGCTAAAACGTGAACACGAAATTTTGAAGTGGAAATACGAACAGTTAAAAGCAAAGCAAAATGATTCGGAAATTACTGCGTAAAAAAAGGCACATGATGTACGTGCGCCGATTTATTGTTGAACTGCAATGGGATTCATTAAACACGATGTTGGTGGCCAGTGCCACGCAATGGAACGACGACGTTGTTGCCTTATTGGACAACAATGCGAAGTTGATTCGCAAATATGAACGCCGCAATCGGTGGTTGAAGTTTTAAGCGATGGACAAGTTCAGCACATTCAAAGAGGCCATCAAATTGGTGGCATTGTACCAAGCGACGTTGGAACAAATGGACACGATGAAGGGAACACGCCTTTATCGTCAGAACATCAAAAAATTGATGAACCAGTTGGAAAAGACGATTGAACAATCTATTCGCGGGCCATTGTCCGCACTAGATTCAACCGATGAAGAATTGATGTCGACAATCCAATTCAAAGTGGAAATGATTTTGGATTTATCGTTAGAAGAATTGGCCGGGTTGAAATTCGCGATTGATGAACATAGAGAAAAGGAAAAATGAACGAAGAAGCATTCAACAAAATGATGGGGTATCCATTGGAGGCCGTCGAACAACTGGCGGCAAGAGCAAAAGAAATCAACCGCAAAAGACTGATTGAATTGAACAATCGGGATTTGCAAAACAACGGAATTGAGAATGACTAGCATTGAAAATTTGGAATTTACTTGCAATGCTTACGACGTAAGTGTAAAGGAAAGCCAACCAATCACATTGAAGAATAATTTGAAGAATTTTGAACTTTTTATGTTAACCCATGGATTCAGCGTAAAAGGCACAAGACATTCAGAAATTATGATCACTTACATTGGTGAAACATTCACTTTGGACATGGAAGAATACACAATTGAAATATACAAGGGTGACATTTTTCTAAAGGAGGAAGATGGAAATAGAATTGACATATTACAACCGTTTAGAACAAGACTAAAATAAAATGACTAAACAAGATTTTGTCCAAATGTTGGAATCACACGATTGGACGTACGAAAGAAGTGACGACCATAGCAAATGGACGCGTGGTTGCGAACAACGCCGACGGATCATGGCGGCAAAAGTTTTATTTGGTGCCGATGGCGAATACCTATTCGAGAAGTACCGCAAACAAAAGATGGGGTTATGAAAATCAAGAATGTAGAACAAAGATCACGCGAATGGTTTGAAATGCGATTGGGTGTGATTACCGGGTCGCGTTGCGCCAACGTATTCAAATCGGCCAATCTTTCATTTGTCGATGAACTGATTGCCGAACGATTGAGCGGTGAAATCATTGAATCACCAACCACGCAAGCGATGATGCACGGTATTATGATGGAACCCGTGGCGTTGGACGAATACCGAATGCGCACGGGCGCCGATGCAAGGGAAATCGGATTTTGCATCCATGATGAACACGATTGGTTGGCCATCAGTCCCGATGCGTTGGTGTACGAAAATGGTACACCAGTTGGCGGCGTGGAAATCAAATGTCCATCGACAAAAAAACACGTGGAATATCTTCGCATGGGCAAAGTCCCGGCGCAATACAAATCGCAAGTGATGCACTATTTTATCGTCATTGATTCGTTACAATGGGTTGACTTCGTATCGTTTGATCCACGCATCCAAAAAAATTTATTTATATTTCGTGTTCACCGAAACGATCCGCAAGTTGAAATGGACTTGGAAATGCGTAAACAATCGTATTTGAAGTTTTGGGATAAACTGCAAACGTATGAAAAGCAAATCACCGAATGATTCAGAGTATTGGCAAGCGGCCAAAGAATATTTCCGGGCCGTTGGAAAACCACATTTGATTGGAATGATTAAACGCATTGTTGAATTAAGGCAAGAAGCAAAAGAAACCGAATGAATTGGATTCCCAAAAATTTGAAAGAACTGGCAAAACTTGCCAATCAGTTGAACGCTGAAAAGCACCCGGATATTCCGCCACACGTATTGGTTCGCAAGAAGTTTTCGGACACCACCGCCAATGAGTTGACCAAAACGATTATTTGGGATATGTACCACGTTCGCGAAGGTGTGGCGTACCGTATTAACAACGGCGCCGTGTACGACCGTAAAAAAGGCGTATATAGAAAAGGCGTCCAACGTCGTGGCATTCCCGACATCATTGGAATCATTAACGGACGTTTCTTTGGTATTGAAGTGAAGATTGGGAAAGACCGCCAGTCCGCCGACCAAAAGGAAATCCAACGTGAAATTGACGATGCCGGTGGCGTGTATTTTATCGCCAAATCGTACGATGATTACCTAACCAAAATCGCCGAACATGATACACGAAAGTCATAAGTTTGGTGCATTGACCGAATTGCGGTGCGCCGCCGAACTTATCAAAAGGGATTGGCACGTGGCATTTCCGTTCATTGATTCTTCGGTCATTGATTTGATTGCGTACAGAGGAAATCATTTTGTCACGATTCAAGTGAAGTCGACGACGTTGATGGAAGGCAATCATGCCAAGGTGACGAAAAGTTTTGACAAATATGATGGCGTTGATTTCATCATTTGTTATGACGTAAACAATCGCCGTTGGTTCATTTTCCCTTTTGAAGAATTGAAAGGGCGCAAGGCCGTCACATTGTCGCCAATCAAATACGAACGCAATTGCGACAATTGGGCGTTAATTAGATAAAAACAAAGAAAAGAGCAAACAACCAAATGGACATCACAAAGATTGCCCAGAAATACCACGACGCCGGGTTTTCCCCAATACCGTTAATTCGTGGTAAAAAAAGACCGGCCATCAAAGGTTGGCAAAAGCACGCCGAAACGCGCATTGAAGATTTTTCGTTATTCAGCAAAACCAACGGCATTGGTTTGGTGATGGGTTATGACGGTATTCAATGCCTCGATATTGACGCAAAGCATTTTGAGGGGGACGAATACAACGATTTTGTTTCATTGATTGAGCAACACGATCCGGCATTGATTGATAAAATGGTCATTCAACAAACCGTGTCGGGCGGTTTTCATTGGATTTTTAAGTGTTCAGAGATTGCCGGCAATGAAAAGTTGGCAAAGAACAAAAAGGGTGAAGTAACTTTTGAAACACGTGGAACGGGTGGCCAAATCGTAGTGTGGCCGACGCCGGGTTATAAGATAAAAGGAAAAATCACGGACGTCGTTCAAATCAGCCCAATGGAACGCAACGTGATTTGGTCGTGCGCACGCATGATGGACGCCACCGTTCCACAATCAGAACCAATAAAGAATCAGCCGTTGGATTCGGTGTTCACGGGTGAGGTTGACGAAACAACGCCGTGGGGTGAATTTCGTTCGACGTACACCGTTTTGGACGTGCTAACGTCGGCGGGTTGGACGATTGAAAAGGAAAACGATAAAATGATTTATGTTTTGCGTCCCGGTGACAGCAAGGCCGAATCGTCTGGCGTCGTGTTCAAAGATTCGGGAATGTTTTTTCCGTTCACCACGTCCACGCAATTTGAGGCGGAACAACCCTATGATTCATTCCAAGCGTTTGTAGTATTGAGACACAACGGCGATTTCCAATCAGCGATTCGCGAATTGAGAAACGACGGATTCGGAAAACAATCAGCACCGGCAATTCCAGACGATGCATTGTTTGATTATGACAACGCCACCGATGCCGATATTGATGAAATGTTGTCGTTATTACAATCGTTAGAGGTAGATTCAACGGTTGAGGTGAACGAACCAGAAAAGGCGATCACATTGCATTTTGGAACCGACCAATTCATTTTCGGTTCATTGGGAAACTTTTCAATGATTCAAGGAAAAGCGAAATCGCGCAAATCTTATTTTCTATCTTCATTGATGGCGGCCGCAATATCAGATCACGATGTTTGTGGACATATTCGTGGGCACGTGTCAAAGAAAATGAATATCTACATTGACACCGAACAAGGCGATTTTCACGCGGCAAAGGCAAAGAAACGTATTCAGTCAATGGCGGGGTTAGATCCACGCATTAACCAACCGAATTTCAAACATTACAGATTTCGTGGTTTGTTGACCAACAAAGAACGTTTGAAGTTGACGGACTATATCATGCAAAGCAATGACAATTTGGGGTTCGTAGTTATTGACGGGGTGGTTGATCTGGCATCCAAAGGGGTGAACGATGAAGAAGAAGCGACGGCGATTGCGTCCAAATTGTTGGAATGGACGGACAAAAACCAATGCCACATTGCCGTTGTATTGCACGAAAACAAGAACGACCGCAACGCAAAGGGCCATTTAGGTTCGTATTTAGTGCAAAAGGCCGAAACCACCGTGTCATTGGCCAAATCAGAATCACAGCCCGGAAAATCAGACATCGTGCCCGAATATACAAGAAACAAAGAATTCCCGCCAATGATTATGAATATCACGGGTTATGACACCATTGAATTGGAGGTGAACGAACCCGTTGAGGCGATTCCAGACCGCGTGTGGACGCCAGAGGATAAAAAACGTATATTACCATTGATTGTTGGGAAAAACGTCACAGACGCCACGTCATTCATTCGTGACACCGAAGGTGTGCCAAATCGAATTGCAAAGAAACTATTGAATGAAATGGAAGCCGGCGGAATGTTTGTCATTGAATACAGTGGACGTGCGAAGGTGATCAAAAACAATGAATTGATATGAGTGACGACAGATATAAAGTATTTGAAGAAATAGCGTTTGACCATTTGTTGAAACGTTATGGTTGGAAAGTTTGCACCACACCACATTATTCATTGGTTGACGGTATTGCCGTCAAAGACAATGAAATCACCCACGTCGTGGAATTTAAGTCACGAAACGAATCAATGGAATCAATGGAACGATTTGGTTCGTATCTTATCAGCTACGATAAAATTGAAAACGGGTTGCAGATTTGTCGCATGATGCGCGTGCCGTTCATTCTTATTGTGTATCTAATTAAAGACGGTGTGGTGATGGGAATTGAAATTGGTGACGAATTCGGCGTGTCGGTTGAAATGGAAATCAAAGAAACACGAACACAAAAATCTATTGAGGGCGGAACGGTGATTCGTCGCAACGCCTTCATTGATTTGGAAAATTTTTATATTTTATAACTATGAAAACAGTGAATAGTTTATCGGGCGGTAAAACGTCCTCATATATCGCGGCAAATTATCCGGCGGACTACGATGTCTTTTCGTTGGTGCGCATTGAGGATGAACGATGCCGATTCCCAGATGAAAAGGTTCGTCAAATGGTTGAAGATAGAATACAAGCGCCGTTCATTGCAACGGCCGAAGATGACACAATCATTTATACAATGTTAGATTTGGAACAATACATTGGTCGGGAAATTACTTGGGTGACGGGAGTAACCTTTGATGAGGTGGTTCAAAAGAAAGGCGGTTGGCTACCGAATAAGCTTCACCGCTACTGCACGACTAATATGAAGTTGATGCCGATATTTCATTGGTGGTACAAAGAGATTGGAGAGCCAGCAGAAATGCGCATCGGGTTTCGTGCAAATGAAATGCGCCGTGCGAAGAAAATGATTGAACGCAAGAATGAAAACGGATTGCTTGAAATCAAAGCAACGGTTTCAAAGCATCCGAGCGGACGTAATAAATGGCAAGACTTTGAATGGCAAGCGCCATCATTTCCTTTGATAGTTGACAACATATATAAAGACAATGTTGAAGAATATTGGAAAGACAAACCCGTGCGCTTTGCGTGGATGAACAATTGTGTGGGGTGTTTTCATAGAAACGAGATGTTGTTGAAGAAGATGTTTCAGAACCACCCCGACAAGATGCAATGGTTTGCGGATCAAGAAATCGGGCGTGGTGGAAAAGGAACGTGGCGAACTGGTGTGACCTACGAGCAAATAAAGAATTACAAAATGCAATTTGAATTGTTTGATGACGATTTCAATGAATGTGATTCGGGATATTGTGGATTATGATTGATTTGAAAACAAGAAACAAGATTGCCCAATTGTTCGTGGATATGAACGTCGGTGAATCAAAACCAGTTCGTAAAACAGAAATGGTGCCGTTACTCAAAGAAGTAAACGACACGGCAATGATTGGGCACGCTATTCGTTTCGTGACTAACAAAGAAGGCGACGTGATCGCATTGAAGAAATACCGCAAAACCGCAATTGAAAAAAGATTTGAAAACAAAGGTTTGTACTAAGTGTGAAAAGGAAAAGCCGTTGGATCAGTTCAACAAACTGATTCGGGGCAAGAACGGGCGACGTGCGCAATGCAAGACGTGTGACCATCAGTACCGCAAAGAACGCGGATTGCAGATTGCGCAAACGACGACCAAATATGAGTTGAACCAACAAACGATGATGAACCACATGTACATTCATTTCGGTTGGTGGGAATCACGCATGACCAACATCGAGCGTGACCAGAGCAAACGCGACGTGAAGAAATACTACAAAGAAGAACAAAGCGATAAAATAAAATAGGATGCCCAATGTACCAAAGAGAAAACAACGCCCGTGGTTGCAAGGTTCGCAACAACAAAGCAAAGAGCGACTACAAAGGAACAAGTTTTACCACACAACAGCATGGCGTAAATTACGCGCAACGTTTATCAAACAACACCCGTTGTGTGTCGAATGCGATGGAGTTGGACAAGTGGTTGACCACATCGTGCCGATCAAGCAAGGTGGTGAATCGTTGGCGTGGGAAAATCTACAAACAATGTGTCATA